GATAATGATAGTATGTCTACTACATTAGAAAAACCATACATTCTTATCTATAACGGTAAACTTACTCAAGTTAAAGAGATGCTACCGTTACTAGAACGTGTATCTCAAACAGGAAAACCATTCCTTATTGTTGCTGAAGAAGTAGAAGGTGAAGCATTAGCTACATTGATTGTAAATAAAATGCGAGGTACATTAAATGTATGTGCTGTTAAAGCACCTGAGTTTGGTGATAGAAGAACTCAAATTCTAGAAGATTTAGCTGTACTAACTAATGGTACTGTAGTATCTACTGATAAAGGTATGAAACTTGACAAATTCGATATGAGTTGGTTAGGTGAATGTAGAGTAGTTACAGTTGATAAAAACAATACTACTATTGTTGATGGAAATGGAGATGAAGATGTAATTGCTACTCGTATTGAGGAATTAAAAGCTCAAATTGACAATTCAAAATCACCATATGAAATGGAAAAACTGCAAGAACGACTAGCTAAAATGGTTGGTGGTGTTGCTATTATTAATGTTGGTGCTAATACAGAACTTGAGCTTAAAGAAAAGAAAGATAGAGTTGATGATGCACTTCATGCTACACAAGCTGCTATTGAAGAGGGTATTCTTCCTGGTGGTGGTGTTGCTTTGATAAGAGCTAAAAAAGTTATTGATAGTAATGATTTAGGAGCTAAAATTGTTCTCTCCTCACTTTCAATGCCTATGAATAAAATTCTTACCAATGCTGGATTTGAAATGCCATATTCTATTACTACATCAGTTGAATCAAGTGAAAATGATTGGAAAGGATATGATATTAAATCTAATAAAATGACTGATTTCTTAGAAGCAGGAATTGTAGACCCAACAAAAGTAGTACGTTCAGCCCTTGAAAATGCTGCGTCAGTTGCTGGAACTATTCTTTTAACAGATGCGTGTGTGTATTCTGAAAAAGAAGAAGGTGAAGCAGATGAACCAGGATTTGGAGGTATGGGAGGAATGATGTAAATTAACAATATGAAAGAACATTCACTATGGGTTGAAAAATACAGACCTAATACTCTAGACACTTATGTTGGTAATTCAACTATAAAGGATAGAATAGAACAATGTATTGAAGAAAACGATGTACCTAACTTTATGTTCCATGGTAGAGCAGGAACAGGTAAAACCACTATTGCTAAACTAATAGTAAATAATATTGATTGTGATTACATTTACATTAACGCTTCTGATGAGCGTGGTATTGATACTGTAAGAGATAAAATTACCGGTTTCGCTTCATCCATATCCTTTAAACCAATAAAGGTAGTAATACTAGATGAAGCTGATTTTCTAATGGGTGCAGCACAAGCTGCACTACGTAATGTAATTGAGACATTCAGCAAAAATACGCGGTTTATCTTCACTTGTAACTACGTAGAACGTATTATTGAACCATTACAAAGTCGATTAGAAACATATAAATTAGAACCACCATCTAAAAAAGATGTAGCATTAAATGTAGTTAATATATTACAACAGGAAAATGTTAATTTTGAAGCTACTGATGTAGCATCGATAGTAAATTTATACTATCCTGATATCCGTAAAGTAATAAAAACGGTACAAGGTTTTGTTAGGAAAGGTGAATTAAAATTTACACGTGAAGTATTAGTTGATTCTAGTTATTTGGATAAAATGTTAGGTATGCTTAAAAAACCAACAGCAAAATCATTTAATCAAATTAGACAACTAGTAGCTGATTCTAACGTAAGTGAATTTGATAATGCATTTAAGTATTTATTTGATAACATTGATGAATACAGCGAAACAACCCCCCAAGTAGCAATACTAATTGGAGAATACCAATACAGATCAGTAACTACACCAGATAAAGAAATCAATTTCATGGCATTAATTGCCTCTATATTAAACACTATAAATAATTAAAAATGGATTACGGAGAACAACAACAAGTAAATGTGGATATGACTCAAACCACACCAGTAAAATGTGATGAGTGTGAATCAGAACTTTTTATTCAAGCTATTAAAATGCGTAGATTATCAGCTATTCTATCACCAACAGGTAAAGAAGCATTAATTCCTATGCCTGTATTTGCTTGTAAAAATTGTGGTCATGTTAACGAAGAATTTATACCTCAGGAATGACAATATTTGATTGGTTAAAAGAAATAACCTATAAAAAAGGTGATTGGGACTCATTCTCAGATAATGATAAAAAATCATGGAATAATTACATGATACATCGTTTTCTGAGTATGAATTCTGATTACATTGAAGTTGTAAATATAGTTCAAAAATATCAATATCTAACTGACAAGCAAGTGTATACTATTTATAAAAATTTAATACCAAAACGTAATGTATTCCTTAAATATATTAAAGCTAAAAAAGATAAAACATCGATTGATGATATGAAATATTTAGCTGAATATTTTGAGTGTAGTACTCGTGAAGTAAAAGATTATATTGAATTAACACCTAAAAAAGAATTAGCAGGTATATTAGATAATTTTAAAGTAACTACATCTAAAAAGAAAGTAAAAAGATGACAAAGAATAAAGATGTAAAACCACAATCAATAGGAACTTCATCTCGTGAAATTATGATGAAGGAATACCCAACCATATATAATGGGTACATAGAAATTATGGATGAGCAGTTTGAATTGTTTTGTAAGAAGCATCTAGATTATGGTATGGGGAATATTTCTCAAGGAACTAATCTTGAAACAGATGATGAAAAGAGTTTTGCTTTATCAGGATTATTTTTTAGATTAAATGATAAAATAAATCGTTGGAAAAACCTATTAGTAAATAAACGTGAAGCAAATAATGAAGCGTTAACAGATACATATCAAGATATCACTAATTACGGTATTATTGCTCAACTAGTAGAGCGAGGTATGTGGAAAAAATAACCACATGGAATTAAACGAATCAAAAGTACAGCTAATTAAAAAAGCTGAAACTGTAGATATTAATTATGCCTATCAAAAATCAGTATCTTTTTCTCAATACCAAATATATAAGCAATGTCCTTATAGATGGAAACTACAATATATAGACGGTAACTACATCTATGAGCCAAGTATGTTTGCTGTATTTGGAACAGCAATGCATGAAACCCTACAAGATTATCTACAAGTAATGTATGATAAATCTGCAGCAGAGGCAGATAGAATTGAAATTGAATCATTATTCAAATCTCATTTTATATCTGAGTATGAGAAAACTATGAAACAAAATAAAAAGACCCACTTCTCAACACCAGTTGAAATGAGAGAATTTTATGATGATGGTATTAGTATTTTAAATCATTTTAAGAAAAATAGAGGTAAACATTTCTCTAAAAAAGGATGGGAATTAGTTGGTATAGAATTACCTATTATTCATCCTGTAAACGATACTCATAAGAATTTATATATGAAAGGGTATCTTGATTTAGTAATGTATAATAAAAACACTAATGAAGTTACCATTTATGACATTAAAACATCAATGTATGGGTGGAGAGATAGTGTTAAAAAAGATCAAGTAAAAACCTCACAATTAGTACTATATAAAAAATATTTCTCACAACAATATGATGTACCAGTTGAAAACATCAACGTTGAATATTTTATTGTAAAACGTAAATTATATGATAATTGTGCTTTCCCACAATCTAGAATACAAACATTTGCCCCAGCAAGTGGTAAGGTAAAACAAAATAAATTAAAGAAAAGTTTAGATAATTTTGTTAATGAATGTTTTAGTATGGAAGGAAAATATAATAAAAACAACACATTCCTAAAGACACCCTCTAAAAAATCATGCCAATATTGTCCGTTTTCTAATGACAAAACAATGTGTGATAAAATAAACTAAATTTATGTGTTTTTTGTAGATTTGTATATATTTATATCTGAACATTAATATATACATTATGGCAAAAAAAGAATTACAATTAACATCGGTGAAGGTTATAACTGAAGCCTTTGATAATTTCAAAATGACATGCATTAAAACTAAATTTAATCTTCAAAAATTAGTACACAGTTCAATGGAAATGTACAATACTGATGAAGAATTTAGAAAACTAATGCATAACCCCCCAACTTCAGGAAGCGTATCAATCTAAAATAAATTTTATAAATGAAAGAAGGTTATATTAAACAAGAAGATAGAAAAAAAATTCTATTTATCTGTGATGACATTCGTATGCATAGTGGTGTTGCTACTATGGCTAGAGAAATAGTTACAGGTACAGCCCATCGTTACAATTGGGTTAACGTAGCAGCAGCTATTAAACACCCCGATGCTGGAAAAAGATTAGATCTTAGTAATGATACTAATAAAGTAGCAGGAATTAGTGATGCAAGTATTATTTTATATCCAAATGATGGATATGGTAATGCTGATCTGATTCGTCAACTAATTAAAATAGAGAAACCAGATGCTATTATGTTGTTTACTGATCCTCGTTATTTTGTTTGGTTATTCCAAATTGAAGATGAGATTAGAAAGCAAATGCCTATTTTCTATTATAATATTTGGGATGATAGTCCTGCTCCATTATGGAATGAATCCTTTTATGAATCATGTGATTTATTAATGGCTATTTCAAAACAAACTAAAAACCTAAATGAAATTGTTTTGGGTAGTAAAAAAGAAAGTAAAATCCTTAGTTATGTACCTCATGGTATTAATGAAGGTCAATTCTTTCCTATAACTCAAGAATATGAAAAATACGATGATTTTAAATCTTTTAAAAACAATGTTTTGGGAGGTAATGAGTATGACTTTATTGCTTTTTGGAACTCTAGGAATATCCATAGAAAACATCCTTCGGATGTTATCTTGGCTTTCAACCAATTTGTATCTAAGCTTCCAAAAGATAAAGCAAAGCGTTGTGCATTAATAATGCATACCGAACCTGTAGATCAAAATGGAACTGATCTACCAGCCGTAAAAGATTTAGTTTGTGACCCTGAATATTGTAATGTAATGTTCTCTACAAGCAAACTAAGCCCAGAACATATGAATTATTTATATAACATGGCTGATATTACAATGTTGATTTCATCTAATGAAGGATGGGGTTTATCATTGACTGAATCGTTGCTAACAGGAACTATGATTTTAGCAAATGTTACCGGAGGTATGCAAGATCAAATGAGATTTGAAGATGAGGATGGAAATTGGATTGATTTTAATGATAAATTTCTAAGTAATCATTTTGGTACTTATAAAAATTGTGGAAAATGGGCATTACCCGTATTCCCCACTAATATATCATTAGCAGGTTCAGTTCCTACTCCTTATATCTTTGATGACAGAGCTGATTTTAGAGACGTAGCTAAACAATTAGAAAATGCCTATAATATGGGTGTTGATAAAAGAATTGAAGTAGGAATAGCAGGTAGAGAATGGGCTACTGGAGATGAAGCTGGCTTCACAGCTAAAATAATGTGTAAGCGTATGATAGGAGATATTGATGAAACATTCGATTCTTTTGAACCACGTGCAACATATACTTTAACTAAAGTAGTAGAAAAACAAAGAAAAGCAATTAGACATCCTTTAACATATTAATAAAATGAATAAAACGTTATGCGTAGTATCATGTCCTGCTGATACATTTAGTGGATATGGATCGAGAAGTAGAGATATTCTTAAATCATTATTTAAACTTAAAGGTGAGGAATGGGATATTAAAATAGCAGCACAAAGATGGGGAGTAACACCTTATGGTGCTTTAGATCCTAATGATCCTGAAGATAAACAAATATTAGATAATTTTCTAGAACAACCTCAATTACCAAAACAACCTGAAATTTGGGTACAAATTACAGTGCCAAACGAGTTTAATCCTATTGGAAAATACAATATTGGTATTACTGCAGGGATTGAAACAACTATCTGTGATCCTTCGTGGATTGAGGGTTGTAACAAAATGAATGAAATTTGGGTTTCATCGGTACATTCTAAAGAAGTATTTAAACAAAGTAAATTTGAAAAACGAGATAAAAATACTAATCAACCAGTAGGAGTTGTTGAGTTACAAAAACCTATAAAAGTATTATTTGAAGGTGCTAGATTAGAAACATATAAGCCAATTAAATCATCTGAAATTAAAAGTATTAATCTAGATGAAATTAAAGAATCATTTTGTTTCTTATATATGGGACATTGGCTACAAGGTGACTTAGGCCAAGATAGAAAAAATACAGGTATGCTTATTAAAGTATTCCTAGAAACATTTAAGAATAAAGGAAAACAACCTGCTTTAATTCTTAAAAC